TGGCGCAATTTTCAACTGGAATATTGGCGCACTTTTCAATTAGTATCTACAGTTTTAACATAATCAGAACCGATAATATTTAAGACTTTTGGGGTGAATCTTATAATATCACCAATATAGGCCTCTTTCCCATTCTTATCACGCAAGCCTATGTATTGCCCAACAGTTTCAGCCCATACGTCATCGCACCGGCAGTTTTCCGGAGAATATATCTTTGCCTTGTCTGTGAGGATAAGTCCGTTTTCGTCCCTTCCGGCAGTATAGAAAAAAGAGAGAAATCCATATATCCATTTCCCCGTATCAGTGCTTTTTCCTCTGAATTTTATTTCACGTTTCATAATCAATACTTTTTTCGTTGGTTCAATATTTTAATAGCTCGCTTAACATCATCTTCCGACAATCCCAATAGAGTATCAGTCTTTACAAAGTGTTCAGCTTGTTCAAGAAGCATATCGCTATCATCATCCAGTATCACGTAATTAAAATCAGGTCCAATCTCTTTATAGTTCCAATTTTTCCCATTTTCAGAGTGGATATGGGTGTCGATCCATTGTTTTATCTCAACTCCACGAGGAATGCTAAGATGAATACCTTGCATAATATAGGCATACGCTCTTATAGTTACTCCTACAATTCTATCAGCGTATGGAAATGAAAACGGGACTGAATGTCTTATGGTTGTTAATTCTTCTTTTGTATCTTCTACCGTGTTTCTTCTCCAAGACGAAGAAATAACAATTTTGGCATCCGCAGCATCTATAATCTTACCAAGTAAATCACACGCATCCTTATCAAGTGCATAATGTGACTTTTCCGTGGAAATTACTCCGTCTATATCAAGAAATATGATTTTCATGTTCAATGTTTTTTATGTAATCAACTAATTCAAATTCGTAAACAAATACATAGGGATTAGATTCCCATGTACCTTTGCCGGAGACTTTATCTATTAGTTCTGCGAATGCGTCACGAGGAGTGCAATAAGGTTGAATATCTCCTTTATAATAATAAACATCCATAAAATGTGTATCTGCACTTCCGCATTGTCCTTTGTAAATTCCTTCTTTCAGGCAATCTTCATCGGAAATGTCTTGCAACCGTTCTATCTTGATGTCGGTAATGCGGATATGATGGGGCATGATGTCGGCGCGGACGAACATTTTGTTAGTCCAACCGGAAGCATCTTTAATGTGGGGATAATAACCAGCTTCTTCCTGTAATGGCTCTTCGGGAGAATAGCCCAAATCTTTATAGGACTGCGCTATTGCGACAACTTCTCCTTTTTTATACTTCGGTTTTATCCACGGAGTAGACTCTTCCGGATTATCCTTGTTCCTCCAACAATAAGCAAGCCACAAAGGGTGTTTTTCGGGTTCATCTTCCAAAAGAAGAACTGTAGGAAAGCATATCTCACTGTTTTTGTATGGTGGCTGAATGGCAGCCATCCTTCTTGTCATAGTCTTCCGACCATCCAATACAGCCTGGGTTAGACTGTATTTATCATTGAACATTATCTTCTTCATTGTATCTTTTTTTTAACTCTTTCAAAACAATCTCCATGCCTTCATCCAGCCCTTTCTTGTAACCGGATATATGCTCACCTATGTTGTAAACCAAGCATCCTACAACGATAAGAATAACTCCTACAGTCCTATGCCAATAGAGAAAGGATACACTGAACGGTGAGAATGTCAGTCGGAAATGACCGATGAATAATGCTGATATGATGAATATCGCAAGAAAAAATATTAGGTTTGCTTTCATAATCAATCCTCCACTTTTTCAAAGTGCACATCTTGTTTATCTTGTCTTTCAAAATGCAAGCAATAATAATCACCGCATTCCGGTTTACCATTAAAGACGCATCTATCACATTCGTATATAAAATCGCTATCTTTTTTCACGATAATTTTTTCTCCATTATATTCAAATACCTCTCCGATTTTTCTTTCTTGTTCCATAATCAAATCTCCTCTACTTTAAAAGATAATTTCTCAAGTTTCTCAATCTGCTTACGAAGAGAAGCGATTTTCCTAATCTTCATTTCTTCCGCCTTTTTCAACGCTTCGGATTTATCGGTGAATGCGTTTTCCCCTATACAGAAGTAAGAACATAAACCATCCCTTACATATTCTCCATCTTCAAATCTACTTCTAATAATATCTGCTTCTATCTCTTTAATACCTTTTGTTAAGGCATACTTTGTTATAAATACTTTTGCCATAGTTATAATCATTTATAAGGTTAAAGTGAATTAGGAGAGGCAGCGGACACGGGGCGAACCCAACTGTCAAAGTCCTGACTGCCGTTGAACCAACTACCATTGAACCAATCGAGAACAAAATTGCGTTTGTTTTCTTTAGTTTTAATATATCTGTTTTTCAATACACCAGCACAGCATCCCGTAGGCCGCGTCAATGAGATTTTCTGAATAAAAATAAGATAAAGTACACCCTCTTCCATTATATTCTACATACCACATTCCCTTGTGTGCACTAACTCTGATTGCAAGCCAATAATATTTTTTTATGACAGGCGGCAGCTTATCGAGAATGTCCTGCAAAGTGTAAGTTTCATGATAATAGTCGTAATTCGTATCGGCATCCGGAGAGGTTACAACCATGTTGTCTGAATCTGATTCATTCCACTCAAAACACATGCTTCCATCGCTTGTATCCAGCCCAAGCTCCTGCAAATGTTTCATCTGTTCGACTGATAATACTTGTTTTGATTTCATAATTCCTCCTCCAATTTTTCCAAAAGTTCCTTGGATAACATTTCACAATAGTAAATATTATCTATCATTGTGTCATCAGAACTTATATCTGCCTTAAACCTCTTAACAAGTACCCAGCCATACCATTTTTTCACTTGAACGTCAAAAATGTGGTCAAAAAGTCCGTATCTGTATATTCTGTATCTTTTCATTTGTCTAAGTTTTTTTTCATCCATATTAGTCCGCTTCTTTCTTGGCAAAATTCATAGCCGCTTCTTCTACTGTCTGTTTCATAACTGTTCCGTTTTAAATTAATCTTCTTTATTTTCTAAATCTCTGTATGCCACGCAATAGTCAAGTAAATTTAAATCTGGTTCATTCATTAAACATTCGTTCAATCGGGCGCAGTTCATACAACACCATTCGTCAGATAATCTCCCCATAGTTTTTTAGCTAATTCGTAATTCTTTTGTGCCTCATTAACTGCTTTCTTGGCATAAGCGAGAGAATAGGAGTGTTCACGCGGATATTTGCCGGATTTCAATCCCTCATGGTATTCTTTCGCTTTCTCTAACTTGTGTTCGTAGAAATCGATACTTTCCGGCATAGAAAGATTGATAGTGTTTGCCTTTTCTTCCCAATATTTGGCAATTCTTTCGTGTTCGGCAGCCTTGTCGCTAAATTCAACACTTTTTCCCATATTGTTCCAAGCATCATTAATCGCTTTTCGATGCCGTTTCTCACTATGGTGTCCGACCTTGATTGGCTCTCCAAGAGAAAGAAAATCTTTGTCTTTGTTCGAGCGGTTGAAATATTCGTTACTTTTTTGTCCGGCAGACTGGGCCCAATCATGGCGGCGCTCGGCTCTTTGTTTGGCCCATTCTTGCACATTAAATCCGTCAGCTCTGACGATGGAGTAATAATAAAAGCCTTCACGTTCATAGATGAGATTGAATACAATACATTCATTCTCTTTGCCATATTTGGTTGTAACTTCAATAACTTCTCCTTTTTCGTGTTTTTCACTGCATTTTGCGAGAAAAACATTGGGTACATATTTGCTATACGTATTCATATCAATATAATTATCGGTTAAAAACTTCTTTGTGTACTTGGTTTATAGTGCCATTGATTATCAAAGAACCTTTAGCGGCACGGATTTTATTACCTTTTTCTTGAACTTGATAGCCGGCTTTTTTCAGCCGGTCTATTTTTTGTTGTGGTGTTATTTTAGAAACCTTCATCATCATAATCTGTGCTGAAAATATTAGCTACCATATCAACGATATTCTCTTCTATATCTTCCGTGGAACCGGTAACATCCTTAGCAATAGCTTTCTTATTTTGAATGATACGGTAAACTTTCTCGTCAATGGTACGTCGGCCGAGGAAATAGTAACAGGTTACAGAATCCTTTTGCCCTATACGATGCGCACGGTCTTCGCACTGGCAACAATCGGCATAAGTCCAGGGGAATTCAACAAAGGCAACATTGCTTGATGCAGTTAGGGTCAGTCCGACTCCTGCAGCTTTAATGGAACAGATGATAATATCCGTTTTGGGATTGTTTTGAAAAGAATCCACTGCTCTTTGTTTCTCATCTTGTGAGTCCCTTCCTGTTACAGATACAGCCGTAGGAAAATAACTTTTCAGTTGATCTACCACTTCGTGAAGTGAGCAAAAGAGGATGATTTTCTTTCCATTCTCACGAAAGTCTTTTACGAACTCAATTACATCACGTACTTTCCCTCTGGCTGATATTTGGCGGAGGATATTAATACGTACCATGACTTCACCTCGTAATGCTTTCTCTATCTTTTCATCATCCGCTTCTTTATATTTCTGTAGGTACATGATAAGATCACGCTCTGCATCGATATACTCCTTACGGTTAGTTATCTCACAAGTATTTACTTGTCGTATTTTATCGGGAAGGTCTGTTAGCACCAATGACTTTTCACGCCGGAACATACATTTAGTCCATAACATATAGTTAAGCTCTTTCAGGTTTGATGCTTCATTTTGGCCGGAGCAATATCTATTGACGAATGTCTTATATCCTCCAAAATCTTCCATTCTGGAAAGGATAGATAACTGCGGAATTAAATCTTTAGGCTTATTGACAACTGGAGTTCCGGTAAGTTCAATAACCCATTCCTTACCATTGCATATACCTTTACAGAATTTAGCCTGCTGAGTGGATGATGATTTGCAACGGTGGCTTTCATCAATGATTACAGATTTGAAAAGTTGGATGCTGTTTCTGAATTCCACATCTCTTAAAGTCCAACCAGATTCTTTTTTGATACGTTGTACAAAGTATTTTTTAAGCGATTCATAATTAACGATGAATACCTGATACATGCCAGTCTGATAAAAGAAAGTCCATGTATCTCGTACTTTGTCCGTCAGTACCATTGCCTTTTTATCTGTGAACTTATGCCATTCTCTTTCCCAATTAACCTTTAAGGCAGAAGGACAAATAACCAAACAAGGAAAGGCATTCCCAAGATTAATGGTTGCAATGCTTTGCAGTGTCTTTCCGAGGCCCGGCTCGTCGCAATTCATGAATCGTTTGAGCTGTAATCCTCTTGCAATTCCTTTTAATTGATAGGGATATGGGTTTACTTTTAGTAAGTGGGGAATATCAAGCTCCGGCAGCTCCGGTATATTGTATGCAACTTCTTCCTCTTCTTCTTGTTTCTGTTGTCCTGTAACCCATTGGATATTTTCAAATGGTCTGATTTGATAGACCATTTTTTCAAGTTCGACACGACTGGAAACAGGAATAAGCCATTTCTTTCTGCTTCCGTCATATCTCTTGCCTGTGATTTGACGTATTCTGTCAACAATAGTGGGCTTGTACTTGAAAGTAACTTCAAAAACGTTTCCTTTTAATTCTATAATCATGACTTGTAATTTAGAGTTTTATGGGGCTGACGAAATCAGCCCCGAATTTGATTAAGCGGCAGGAGCTATAGTTTTGGTCTTTCTGCTTTTTCTTTTAGGCTTTTCTTCTTCTGCAGGAAGTTCTTCTGTATCGGTAACAGCTTCATCGGGGATATCGCTATCAAAGTCTAACCGCTCTTGCTTAATGCCCCATTTCTCTTCAAAGAGATATGCTTCCACTTCCGCATCGCAAGCTGCTGCATCTATTTGTAGTTCTTCTGAAAATTTATATTCTTCGTCTCCGAATGGAGTAAAGATTTTCAAATCCACAATTTTACCGGATTGTAGTAATTTGCCTCCCATTATGGTTATACCCGGTACTCCATCGTTACTATCATTGGCATATCCGGTAATGAAGTAGTTATTCAGAGTTTCATCAAAGCCCGGTGATGTAAAACTTGATTTGTAGATTTTTTCCGCTTCGGGTTGCTCGCATAATACCACAAGATGCAGTTTCAAGTGATTAAAAATCTCCTTCAGTTCGGAATGTACGATTTGGTCGCAATTCTTGGTAACCTTGTTTGTGTAGTTGGCTTCTGTGAATCGCTCGTTGTACACAACATTTAATCTGTCTTTTTTAATGACAGCCTGCTTGATGTCAATTTTTGCAGTTTCCATTGTTCTCTTTTTTAGGCTCATCCTTTGATGTAAGAATAAGCATGTTAATAAATAGATATATGATTATACCGGCTCCCATGATGAATGGGAATCCAGTAATGTTTTCGTCTAATCCCATTAGGATAATGGCTATAAGAAGCCAAAGCAAGTATTTGGGTGCTTCTTGGTCGTTTAGCATTTTTGTCTGTTGTTATTGTTGTACATACCAGCCATTTTCATTTCTTCTTTGGCTTTGCTTATTACTGTCACGCACCATGATAGCTGATGTGTTGCGGTTCGATTGCACCGTTCACACCAATCGACCAAATATCGTTCTTCCCTGCAAAGGGAGTTTACTAAAGCGTTTATTGCCGTAGCTGTAGCCTTGGCATTTTTTGCTGTTTCGGCAAGTGTTTTCATTGTTTCGGAATTCATGGCTTCGTTAAGCCAATATTTAGCATCAGCTAATAACTTGCCTGAACGGGCGACATATACAGCCAAGTCATTTCCGCGCAATACGGCTTCTTCTGCATTTTCGCTCATTGTTATATTGAGGAATGAGTCAATATCTGTAAGTTCCTTGCAGATTTGTTCTTTGGGTGTGATAAGTATGTTCATATTATAACGAATTTAGCATTTCAATATAAGCTTGGCTGGCTTCAGATGGTGTATCAAAGCATTTGGATGTTTTTCTCTTACCGTTTATTTGGATCTTGGCTTGATATTTGTTTCTTCTTTTGTCTAAAGATACTCCAACAGGCAACCCAGACTTTATTGTTTTCTCTTTACTAGAATTCTGCCTTTTAGTAACGATTTGCAAATTCTCAGGAAGATTGTTTAACTTATTAGAGTCTAAATGATCTATAATTTCATACTTACTGCCACCTCCTGCAACTTTGCTGATAACATTGTGATTTGCGTCACCAAAAAGATATACAACTAATCGGTGTTCGAAAAGATGGTATGTCTTTTGTCGTTTGTTTCCTAAACAGAAGGTTATAATTGATGCCTTATAACCGAAAAGAATCCTTTGTTTTGCAGGATACCCCTTGGGAGTATATACTTGCAAAGTATCTGGATTGACTTTCACACTTCCTTCGGGAAAATCAATAGTAACGAAGCCATTATCATCTAATGCTTTTAATAATTTTCTATTCATTTTTCTGATAAAATATAATTAGACCATTAGTTGCCACCATTTAAAAGCCAATTCATCATATTTCTCTTTCCCACGTTTATAGGTATCATCGTCTCGTCTAATGAATGCTTTGAATATTTTCAGGTTCTTCTTGCTGATGGCATAGATAAAGTCCTGTTGGCTTCCTGCTATATCCATATACCATGCTCTGGAACGGTCCCAATCAAAAAAATCTATAGCTTCATTGAACTGGTTTTGTGATTCTGCAAAAGTGGTCTTTAAATCTCCGCCAAATCCAAAACTCGGTAACCACCAATCCCATTTACACCGGGTATCAAGAGTGTACTCAAAGTTTCCGTAGAGAAATCGCTGGGATTTGTTTACCATGAATTTCTGGGTATCGGAGTTGGAAAGAACGGCTCTAAGGAACTCGTCTTTTCTTGCCTCTTTTCTTAAAGCTTCCCTCATGGCAAGGCCTAACTCGAAATCTTCCCGTGAATAGGTTACATCATCCACCATGCGCTTACTATAATGTACCCGTTCGTTTTCGGTAATAAGTGCATCTACCAATGTCCCAAACTTGAAGGCTTTTTCTTTATCCCCATACTGGGTACGGGGATAAAGATAGTTTTTGAGTTCTGTCAGATCGGAGTTGCTGACTTCTGTACGCAAGTAATATGAATCCGGATTTGCCATTACTTTCCTGCTTTAACTTCTTCTTCGTATCGGATATATTTTGATTTGATTTTCATTTCATCATCGCTGTTAGCTTTCTTTTCGCAGAAGGAAATCATCTTTTTGTGGATTTTTTCAAGTTCTTCTATTGTCAGATTCTGACCTTCATTTATCCACCACATCTGATATATTTCCAAGAAGCCGGCAGGGTGTAGTATTTTAATCCTTTCAGTCACTTTGGCTTTGCTGGTTCTTGTTGTAACAGAAGCGGCAGCCGTTGCAAACAGACTATTCATTTGTGCGGATTGTATAGAAGATTCCGCTTTTTGTTGCTGCTCATGTTCTTTTTGCTGTATTTCAAGTTCACGTTGTTTTCGCTCCTCTTCTTCCCGTTGTTTCCTTTCGGTTTCCGCTTTGGCAGCAGCTTCAGCATCTTTCTTACGCAATTCTTCTTCCTCAATAAGTTCTTGCTTTTTGGAGGAAAGACGGTCAATAAATGACTGACGTAAATCCTCCATGTCAAACTTATACTGTTGAGAGAAAGCGGAATATTTATTGCTTAGAATTTCAGCCTTGATATTCTCTTTGGTTTGTGCGTCCAGATAGTAAGTTGTAATATCTTTATTGAAAGTGTCGAAGTGCTCACGAGGATACAGAGTTGACCAACCTCTGATACTCTTTTCTTTCAGCTCAAATGTAGCCAGTGTAATGCTTTCCCAAATATGGCTCAGATTCTTCTGTTGTTCGGCAAAATAGGAACTCATGTGTGTATTGATAGCCTGTTCAATAGCAAGCCGATACATTCCTTTTTCCTTTTCAATATTGGCTTGTCGTTGCATTTCCTGCTGCTTCCTTCTTTCTTCTTCACGCTTCAGTGCTGCATATCTGTCACGTTCTGCAGCTATTTTGCCCGGAATTGTTGATTTGTCTTTTGGGTCAATAGCTTTTTCATCTGTCGTGAAAATGGATCGGATACGGTCGAATAGTTGGGTAACAGGCGCACGACGGCTTTTCATGTTGGTAATTGTAACATTGACTTTCTTCAGATACTCCGCAGCTTTGGCATCCAGTTCATCAGTCATACCTTCTCCTTGAATCGTATCTAAGATTGCCTGTCCCGCTGAATTACAGTTGGCTATTGATTTTTGGTTCTTGCCTAAGGCGTCAGGGGCACTTTTCATTAAAGAGGTAAACTCTTCTACTTTTATTAATTCTGTTGACATAGCTTTAAGTATTAATGGTTAGAATCCTTCTTCTTCATCTGCTTTGCTGACATTTACAGATACCGGTTCCGGTGCGGTGAGCTGTTTTTCTTCACCGAAAGGAATGTTTGGGTCTTCCTGTGCAATATTGGCATCTTCCACAATTCCATAATCGATGATTTCTTCTTCCTCCTGGTCGGTTGCCATAATGGTATATTTTCCGGTACGTACTTTAGGGTATGCGTCGAAGGCGTGTTTAATCATTTTGTTTTCAAGGAAACCGGGGTCAATACCGCCATTATTGGAAGTGTATAAAGCATTGGCATTACCAAGTTCTCTCCGTCTGGTCTGCTCATTCCATTTGGAATTTGCTTTTTCGCTATAATGCTTCAAGCGTTCAATATCCCCTTGCATGAGCCATTGATAGTCCACTGAATTATCATTGCGTACAATGCGTATGAATGCTGCGATAACCTTGGTTGATGTGCGGGGGCATTGTGCTTCGTACTCGATGTTTTTTACTCCATTGACTAAAGATGCCTTGAAATGGTCTCCCTCATAAACGACGACGGGGTTGTCAGCATATTTAATTTGGCCGGCACGCATACGCATGGTAAGTTCACCGTAGCCGGTAACCGAAACGTATGCACGTTTTTCGTAAATATCGTTCCCATGTTCGTTTTTGTACCCAGTTTTGCAGTTGCGACTCAGAATATAGCAGAGCGGATGCCCTGTCTGGTCTAATGTTAGTCCATTGACTGCGATATCAAGGAAACAGCCATAAAGGGATATTTTGCTTGAAGTGGCTACATCGGGGTTATCCCGAAGTAATTTTTGAAAATTGAATACTTCTTTGTGGTACATCTGCTCACCCTTATCCGTACCCCAAATTGCATTGTACATTTGAATAAACTTTGCTTGTACACCTTCATTTTCGACAATTTTCGTTGCTGGAAGCGCATTTAGCTCTTCCATCTTAACTTGAATAATACTGCTCATAATGAGAATTTTAGTTGTTAATATTAAAATCTGCTTTGTCTAACCGTACCCAGACTGATTTGCCGGGACTATTAAACGATTGTTCTAAATCGACATCAACAAGCACCTGATTATAGCATTCCAATTTGCGTATAACCACTCCGGTAATAATGGCGTAGTCCACATCATCCCCGTAATGTCCGCACCGGAAAAAGAATCCGGCTGAAATGTTCTGCCCTATTTGTATATCTTTTGCAGTCATGGTACTTGCATTAATACTTTGATTATGTTGGCCGGTACTTTGTTATGAATATCCATCATGGCACTTGCTGTTTCTAGTTCGGACATTTTCACATAATACTTGCCGCGTTCCTTGTTCTTTGCAGGATAAAACTTTATCCATTCCTTACTACGCCATTCTGTAATGAGACGACGTCCGTATATCTTTTCTGCTTGGGAGATTGTTACCACCTCCGGCAGTAGCCCTAATGCTTTAAGCGTCTGAATCGTTCCGATTTTTATGCCGCTTGCTACAATTCTTTCTAAATATCTTTCTCCCATTTTAGCTGTTTCTTAGGTTGGTTAATTATTGGTTACGAGCTTTCTTCACTATCTGAAACACATTGCAACTCTATGCTATGCTGCCTGTTTATAATTAGGTTGAGATATTTCTTCTGTCTTGTATCTTTGCGTTCTTCCTCTTCTTGTTCGGTAGTAATAATCGTGATGATTATCTACTGAAAATTGGAATATTGTTATTCCCAAGAAGCAAAGAGCTATAATCGTTTTTTGTAGCTGTTGAAAATCTATGTTTAGAGTAAATACTCTATTGGCCCACCATGACCCCAGTTCATTTAATTTGCTGGTTCCGGTCTTTTTGTATGCTTTGTCGAGCAATACGTTGATAGTTCCGTAAGCCACGTGAAGCCTGTCTGCCATTTCTTTCTTTGCGAGTCCGCAAAAGGCAAGTCCGGCGATCTGATTTTCACGCTTGGTTAATTCATTGTTCGCTTGTAGTTCCATTTTGCAATGTTTCTAATTCGGCTGCCGCTTTAGAAACTCCTTTTGAGGCTTCCAAGGCTTCTTTAGCCATTCTGGTTGCTATTGTGAGAACTTTAGCCTTATAAGATGAACGGGCAGATGCAGGCTTGTTGTTTAGGATATTATGTACTGTGCCTTTTGAACATCCTGCTTCTTTTGCAATGCTCCCCTCATAGCCATAAGGGAGATTGGATTTAATAATTTCTAATTGATTTTCCATATACCTGATATTATTGTCTGAGTTCCCGGCAAGGTGGTCAAGCCCGGCCGGGATTGGTTATCTATTTTTGTTTTTTCTTTTCGTATTCCAAACAAGCCTTTCCATTTGCGAGCCATTTTTCGGAATCTCTTTTAGCGCAAAGACCAATAGCTTTATTTTCAGTGCTGCGACTAAAGTATTTGCACGTGGCACATCTTGAAAATCCCATGATTATTACTTGCTTAAAATATTATCCAACAACTTCTTATCATCATCCCAGAGGTTATAACCCTTAGCAATCTTTCTTCTGAGGTACTCACGTTCGCCAATCATAGCGATTGCCATTTCTCTCAAATCGCTTGCATTACATTTTTCTGCTTGATCTATCAAAAGGTTAGAAAGGCATTTACGCTCTTCGTATAGTTCACGTATTAATACGGTCTTCCGTTCTATCTCTTTAAGTGCGGTTGGATTTTCAATCCACAGCTTACAAAAAAGGTCTTTATCAAGGTCTGTATTCATATAGAATTCTTCTACTTCTGAATAATCACCTACGAACTTTCCACCGATTCTATCTTCGAATTCTTTTTGTGTCATATCTTGTCTTTTTTAGAGTGAATAATCTATTTTGCTGTTTTTATTCCAACTTTATTTTGCTGTTATTGCACTTTTGCACTAACTTTATGGTGCAAATATAGATAAATATCTAATATATCTATATTATATCTATCAATGTTGTTAGATATTTAAAATAAATTAAGATTTTATATGGACATAAAAGGACGATTGATGCAATTTATTACCCATACCGGGTTGAGTGTGCAAGCTTTTGAAAATGCTGTAAATCTGAGTAATGGAGCAGTATCTAAGATGGGAGATGGAACTAGGAGAACCACAATAAATAAAATATCTAATAGATTCCCTGAACTGAATACAAATTGGTTAGTTACAGGTGAAGGGGAAATGTTGAAGCCGATTCAAACAGTTGGAGATATTTCTAATAGCCATGTTGCTGGAGTTAATGTAAATGGGCAGGAGATTCATATAAATCCAGATGCCTATAACACTCTTTTAAAAATAGTAGAATCCAATCAAAAGACAACAGAAAAATTTCAAGAGCAAATCGATAGATTAATTTCTATAATTGAATACAAGTATGGAACAACGAACGGGTGATTTTATAAATAGTCATAATTTGTATGGAATTAATAATACAGGAAGTGTCTATATCGAAAATCCTTCTGAAAAAGGAAAGAATGATATGCTCTTAAAAAAGCATACTCATAGATTTATATATATATCGATAGTCGTAATAGGCATATTATCTATTATTGCAATTTTGTTGCATTTTATAGATAATACTACTATATCAGGTAGTGTTTATATTGGTATTATTACAACATTAATGGGAATATGTACGACATTTATTGTTGGTTTTCAGATATATAACTCAATAGAATACAGAGCTGAAATACGTAATCTTCAGCAGATACAAGAAAAATATAGAAGTGAAATTCAGAGGATAGATGAAAAACTTTTTTATGAGTCTAACGAAGCCTATATAGGCATATATATGGTACAAGGGATAACTTTTAAAGATAAATATTTATCTTCTTCTCTAAGAAGTTTTTTAAAATCTATAGTTCATTCCTTAAATGTATATGATATGAAACGGGCACATATTGCTGTCGATCATATTGTCAGTTTAGCTCGTCAGCAACGTGATACTTTTATTAAAGTATTAGATAATGATGAAATAAAAGCTGTTATCGCAGAAATAAAGACTCATCGGAACTATTCTTTTATTGAAGATAAATTAGCACCTTTTTTAGAGTTGTCTAATTAACTTAAAGGTATTAATATATAATAAATTAGTACCCTTTTATAATGTAATCATATATTTCTAAAAACAATTATGGAACAAGATATACGTTGGCTTCAAAGATACGACAGCTTTCATCGCGCTAATAAGCGTATTCAGGATATAACAGAATCTGATAAGAAAGCGGATGATTTGTCTGAATTGGAAATGGAAGGGTTGATACAGCGATTTGAATATACTTTCGAACTTGGCTGGAAGGTTCTTCAAGACTTATTAAAGTACAAAGGCTATGAATTTGTGCAAGGTCCGAACGGTACGCTTCAGAAGGCTTTCGAAGATGGCTTGATTGCCGACCACGACGGTTGGCGCAGAATGGCGAAAGCCAGAGTAACCACTTCACACACTTACAATGAAGGTGATGCCATTGAAATCGTCCGTAATATATATGATGAGTATTCCCATTTGTTGCAGCGATTGGATGATAAACTCAATGAAGAAAAGTTACGGCTTGAAATGAATACATTGTTTTGATATGTACGGATTAAGCGATACGGTAATAACGGATATCTGCGGTGTGTTCCGGCGTTATCCCAATATAGAAAAGGTACTTATTTTCGGTTCCCGTGCCAAGGGTACGTATTCCGAGGGATCGGATATTGACTTGGCTGCGGTGGGGGATGGGCTTACCTTTAATCAGCTAATGGATATCAATATTCAGATAGAGGATTTAGGTTTGTTATATAAGGTTGATGTGGTTGATTACAATAAGAATATAGGTACTCCTATTGGTGAGCATATAAATCGTGTGGGAAAACCTTTTTATAACAAAACCGGGATATGAACGACAAGGATGAACTGATAGCTTCCCTTCGGAAACAGCTACGGGAAGCATTGCGAAAATGCAGTGCTCAGGAGCAGGAAATCGCTCTTTTGAACCATGAGATAGAGTTGTTAAAACAGAAGTCTAATTTGAAATAGTTTATAACAAAAGCAGCTTGCTCTGATAATTGTTTGTGAGATAATTAGTTATGTGCCGGACTTTTCTGCCTTACAAGCAGAGGGTCGGCGGTTCGAATCCGTCAACGCCCACACAATTGTTGCGGATTTTAGCTTTGTATATAGTATGCAAAGCTATTTTTTTATTCTGAAACTTCATTTTTTTTAATTTATTTCCCCATTATACCTGATTACTCGGAAAAAAGCCGTAATTTTGCAATCCGATAATTATCATAAATACGACGTATGGAACTTGATTTACTTACCGCAATCTCCCCGATTGACGGTCGCTACAGGGGCAAGACAGATGCTTTGGCTGCCTATTTCTCAGAATTCGCACTGATAAAATACCGTGTACAGGTTGAAGTGGAATATTTTATAACCTTATGTGAACTGCCTTTGCCTCAGTTGAAAGGGGTGAATAAGGATGTATTCGAAACTTTGAGAAATATTTACCGTAATTTTTCAGAAGCCGATGCCGGACGTATCAAGGATATTGAAAGCGTGACTAACCATGATGTGAAGGCTGTTGAATATTTTTTGAAAGAAGAATTTGATAAGTTAGGCGGAATGGACGACTATAAAGAGTTTATCCACTTCGGGCTGACTTCACAAGATATTAACAATACTTCTATTCCTTTGTCTGTAAAAGAAGCATTGGAACAGGTGTATTATCCGCAGATAGAGGAATTGATAGCGCAACTCCGTGCTTATGCTGAAGAGTGGGCGAATATTCCGATGCTCGCCAAAACGCACGGACAGCCGGCTTCTCCTACTCGTCTAGGAAAAGAGATAATGGTGTTTGTATATCGTTTGGAACGCCAACTGGTTGCATTGAAGGCTTGTCCGGTTACTGCTAAGTTTGGCGGTGCTACGGGAAATTACAATGCACATCATGTGGCTTATCCGGAATATGACTGGAAAGCTTTCGGCACTAAGTTCGTTGCAGAGAAACTGGGGTTGGAGCGCGAAGAATATACGACTCAGATTTCCAATTATGATAATCTGTCTGCTATCTTCGATGCGATGAAGCGAATTAATACGGTGATGATTGATATGAACCGTGACTTCTGGCAGTATATCTCCATGGAATATTTCAAGCAGAAGATCAAGGCTGGTGAGGTTGGTTCGAGTGCAATGCCGCATAAGGTGAATCCGATTGATTTTGAAAATGCCGAAGGTAATCTGGGTATAGCAAACGCTATCCTTGAACATCTGGCTGTGAAGTTGCCGGTGTCACGTTTGCAGCGCGACCTGACGGATTCTACCGTATTGCGTAATGTGGGCGTTCCGTTCGGACATATCATAATAGCCATTCAGAGTTCATTGAAAGGATTGCGTAAGCTGCTGTTGAACGAAACGGCTATCTATCGCGATTTGGATAACTGCTGGAGTGTTGTGGCCGAGGCCATTCAAACAATCCTGCGCCGTGAGGCATATCCGCATCCTTACGAAGCGCTGAAAGCATTGACACGTACCAATCAGGCTATCACAGAGAATTCTATCAAGGAATTCATAGAAGAATTGAATGTAAGCGAAGATATAAAAAAAGAATTATGTGCAATTACTCCCCATACATATACGGGGCTTTAAGAAGCGACAAGGGAAACCGGAGATTTCAACTTTTTTAATCCGGAATTTGTTATAAGCTAAAATAAAGGTAATTAGAGATAAAGAAAGAATGGCCGTGAGGCCAGTAGGTTTAATTTTATTCGAATAAAACAATGAGTACAGAAAATGAAACTTGGCGTGATGCTTCTTCTTCAGAGGAGAATTCAGGCGCCGGCCGTGATGGTAACCAATTTAACAGAGAGGGAAGCTATAGTCGCCCGTCTTATAACCGTGAAAATGGCGACCGCCCTTATCGTCCGAGATTTAATAGTGAAAATGGCGACCGTCCGCAACGTTCGTACAGCAGTGACCGTCCTTACCGTCAGCGCTTTAATCCGAATGCGGAAAATGGCGACCGTCCTCAGCGTTCCTATAACAACGACCGTTCTTACCGTCCTCGCTATAATAGTGAAGGTGGCGACCGTCCTCAACGCTCTTACGGTAACAATGCCGGCGGTGACCGTCCTTACCGTCCCCGTTATAACAGTGAAGGTGGCGACCGTCCTCAGCGTTCTTACGGTAACAATGCCGGCAGTGACCGTCCTTACCGTCCCCGTTATAACAGTGAAGGTGGCGACCGTCCTCAGCG